CCCGGTATACGCGGCTCTCCCGTAGGCATAGTGGTAGAAAAGGCATTTGGTACAAGGGTTCTGTTGATGCCAAACTCAGGGATACCGCCCGTGTAGCCCGTGACGCGCTCCGCACCGCTACCGGCACCTATAAACTCTCCCACTTTACTATCCGGTTTTACGGCACCATATACAAGAGCGCCAAGGCCCGCGGTGGAGGCAACTTTGCTAAGGTCCAAATTACCACCGGGCATAAAGTAGTCGCTTACAGCTTTTCTAATGGACATGGCGGGTTACCCCCTCAACAATTTAATAAGTTCATCAGTGGCATTATACCTATTTACGCTACCACCACCATACAACTCGGTCTCTTCGGCGCCCGCGTCCCTTTCAGCCAATATACGCATAATGTTATCTATCAGCGACGCGTTCAAATCGTACGGTGTGCCTATGTCCGCAAGACCTGCCTGCTCCGTGCTGACTGAGTACATGTCTTGTGTACTCTGAGGTTGCTGTATTGGCGTAGCGGGACTCCCGGGGCTACCGGGGCTACCGGAGCTACCGAGGTCGGGCGCAGGAGACGTTCTTAGCGGCGGACCATCCGGGCTTACCCGCTTTGCTACTTTAACTTCTTCCAAGGCCGCCGGCGTTTTTGCTACTTTAACTTCTTCCAAGGCCGGCGGCGTCTTTGCTACAGTATCTTTGTTAATTACCGTCTTAGTTTTATCGGCTTCTGTTTTTACTTCGGCGCCAGTGATTGTGTCGTTGCCTACGGCGCCAGTGATTGTGTCGTTGCCTACGGCGCCAGTGATTGTGTCGTTGCCTACGGCGCCAGTGATTGTGTCGTTGCCTACGGCGCCAGTGATTGTGTCGTTGCCTACGGCGCCAGTGATTGTGTCGTTTTTGACTGTAGCGGCTCTATTAACGTCCTCTTGCGTTTTGTACCTTTCATCCAGTTCCGCAACGTTTTGATTAACCCCAAGAACAACTTTGGTCGTAGCATCTATAAGTCCTTGAACGTCGCCCTGAATCGCTGCCGAAATTGCACCGGCGTTAGTCCCGGTAGCCTTACCTATTTCTTCAAGAATTACAACTTTAATGATCTCCTCAAGATTGGGGTCGGATTGGCCGGGGGAGCTCCGGGAAAATACTTTTTGCAGTACGCCGTCTATAAACGGATTGCCGGTGTACACGCCTACGGGAGCGCCACTGGTTGGCATACTACCTACGATTGTTGGGGTAGCGCTACCCGTGGGCTTTCCAATGACGATGGTGCCGGATTGGTTTGTTGGGTTTAACACAACAAGTGAAGGAAGCGGCGCGTTAATGAGTTCAAACAGAGCATTTGTGCCCCTACCAATCACGTTACCTATGCCGCCAATAATATTACCTGCGCCGGTAACGGCACCCTGTATCGGGGCGGGCAACAAATCAAATAGGCTACCCGTAGCCGCACCGGGAAGCGCAACTGTACTTGGTCCAGTGGCCGTGGTTGGCGCTGCCGCACCGGGTGTAGCTGCCTGTGCCATCGAAGTAATGTATTGGTTCCCCCCCGGAGGTGTAGTGACAGCGGGTGTGGTTCTGTCTATCGGTGCCTTCCCGCCAGAGTCCCCGGGTATGTTAATGGTGGGTTGACCTATAAAAACAGGGGTGGGTGGCGCCAAAAAAGACTCAGGGGATGGCGCCCCAGCGGGTACCGAAACCCCATACCGCGACATAAGCTCGTCAAAAGCGGTCTTTCTCTGTGTGAGCGACGTAGTTTCAGGATTGTAAGTCGCGTTTACGTAGCCAATAACATCCTCAAACGTTGGGGCTCTTCCCAGCAACTCTGTTAAGTTAGGGTCGTAAAGCCCTACTCCTCCGCCGACTGGGCTAACATTTGTAGAACCTATGTCGCCTAAAAGCTCTTGAATAAAATCAGTGGGGCTGTAGCCGCCTAAGCGTTGACCAATGACTGTGGTTGACCCTATACCAAAATAAGGATCGACGTCCCCGCCAGCGTCAAAGTGAATTTTCCCATCTTCATCAATTCTCATAACTCACCTCAAGGAAGCACGGGTAGAATGGCAGGTAGCGCGGAAACAAAGCTCACGGCTACGACAGCTGAGGCTATCCCCGGGTGCGGAGATGTTGGTGCAACCGTATCGAGCTGCAACGCAGTGCTGTCTGCGGCGATCATTATCTGAATATACTGCTTTGCCTGCAAATCAATGTTAAAGCTCCAGTTAATCTCAAGCTCCTTACCGGAACCCGATATGCTGTACTCCCGCGTCGAATACCCAACGTTAGTGCCGTTTCGCCTGAGCCACACAAAAACAACCTTGCTACTGCCCGACGTGCTGCGTAGCTGCCCAGTAAACTGGAAGTTGTAGATACCTGAGTTAGCCACCGTGATCTCGGAGGTAGTAACGCCGTTTATACTCACCCCAGCGTTAAGGTACGTCTGGTTAAAGCGCACCGGCTGCGCGGTGTTAATTACAGCAATTGCCTGATCTCCGGTATCAAAGAACAACCCGTTCGGGCTACTTATAAACACGCCGCCGTTGTCGCCGGTGAGCAGGTTCAACGTGTTAGCTATCTGATTAAAGAACAAACGCAGGATGTTGTTAAGGTCATCCAAGTACACGCGTATCGGGTTCTGCTGCGGAGCTACGGGCAGGGCAGGCGGCTGAACTTTCTTTATCTTGTTTGTGTTAGACATATTAACGTCTGCCGTCAGGGCGGATATCTAGTCTGGGTTTACCTAGTTTCCACGTCACTCCAAGGCCAGTAGACTCAATCTTTACCGCTATCTGCCGGCCACGTATGCGCACGAACACCTGCCCAGTAAACTCTTCAATCGGCACTGTGGTGATCCGCGTTATTGTAGTGGTGCTGTTACCACCAACGGACAGGGGGTTGTAGTAGCCTGAGCCAGAGTTCTGCAGAGGCAGTATTGTCATCGTAGCCGACGGCGCGTCCGCGGTAGACCCCACAAAGGTCATGTCCGGCAGAATGCGGTTAATCATCATAAACCGGTCGCCCTCGTCGATATCAAACTCGCCCGAAGTAATCGTCGCTATAATCGGATTTGCGGTACCCAGCTCGTTGCAGTCAACGCCAAACTCTTGGGAAACTAGGTTGTTACTGTAAGTAGCCGCAATCGGGTTGTCTCTGAGGTCAGCATCTATCCACGCTGAACGACTCAGGTTGCCGTAGAACCAGATGTTCTCAACGTAGTTGTACACCACATACCGGTTGTTCTGCGTGGAGCCGGCAGAAGGGTAGAACCACCACACCTCATCAAACTGCTCGTTGGTACCGCATATCACCTGATTGAACTGATTTTTGTTAATGTCGTTGAACACGTAGCTACGCAGTGTGCAGGGGAGCGTCTTAACCGTACCGTCGTAGTAGTAAAACTTGTCTATGCCCATCCAGTATGCAACGTTGTTTGCGTAGATGGTACCGTTCGGGCTGACCACGGTTATGTTAGAACCAAGCAGCTGCGCACCCCACACTTCCGGAGCACCTAGATACTGCAGACCGTACACGGCCGAGTCAGTCCACACCAACACTTCTTGACGCGCTTGGCGTACAGCAACTATCTCGGTGCCTTGGGACAGACGTAGGCTACCGGCTTGATTAAGTGCCGTCGGTGTCCAGTTAGCTACGTCCTCTTGGTCAGACCAGCGGATCAACATGGGGTCCAGCGGGGCGGCGCCCAGCTCGTTGGCTCCGAAACAGAACGCAAACCGGAAGATGTCAGATACAAACGCAATGTTGGCGATCACCGGCACATTGGACGCTCCGCCCAGTGACGATACGTACACCGCTCTCGTAGTAACTCCAGTCGAAGCATCCCAGTAAAACGGAGCGCTGCCACGGTACGTAAAGAACAAGTCCTCACCGAAGTTAGACTGACTCCATATCCGCATCGGGGCTAGTGTTACCCCGCCAAAGCCCCACGTACCAAAACCCCAGCGACCTGCACTCCACCCGGTAAAGGGCACTTCAATCTCGTTGCCTATAGGTATCTGGTAAGCCCCAACGACGGACGCTCCACCGTCTCCGGAATCCGAAGAATTTGCCGTGGCTGTAGCTACAAATGTGTAGTTGTCGTCGTCGATGATGGAGGCAATGACGTACTCTCGGTTTAGCACCGTAGCCGTAATGTTACCGCCCAGACTTACCGCACCCGAGAACGTAACAAAGTCGCCCTGCTGTGCGCCGTGATCCACATCGGTAGCCGTGATAACAGCGGAACCAGTAGTTGCATCAAACTCTACATCCCCAGCAGCTGTGGTTAAGCGAATGGGGGTAACGTCAAAGTACTGCCCACCACGCTCAATGTAGTATTTGAGGTTAGTGCCGACCGCTAACAGGTTCTGCCCAGAGAGCGTAGCCCAGTTAGTTAATG